AATCATCTTCATGTAGACGCTGCATGATGACGATAATCGGTGTATCTGGTGAGTTAGTACGCGACTCAAGGGTGTTTTGGAACCAATCAATTACCCCTTCTCGAATAGTTTTTGATGAAGCTTCATGTGCTTTATGTGGGTCATCAATAATAATGCAGCCACCAAAGCCTTTACGAAGTTTTCCCGCACCAAAACCGGTAATCGTACCGCCTGTACCAGTTGCATAGCAGACCCCGCCTTGAGAAGTTCTCCAGAAGTCTTTAGCCTTACTATCATCACGCAATGTAAGCTCAGGAAAGACTTTCCTATACGCCTCTTCTTGCACAAGAGTTCGTATTTGGAAGGCATTGTTTGCGGCAAGCATTGCCGAGTAACTGATATGAATAAACTCACAGTCTGGATTCTTACCAAAACACCAAGCCATGAAATTAATTACAGCAATTTCAGTTTTAGAATATCGTGGTGGAACGTTAATAATTAACCGCTTTATCTCTCCGCGATAAACTTTCATTAAAGCTTCGCAGATTTCTAAGTGGTGCCAATTTTGCATCCATTTATAACCACGGCGCTCCTTAAACATGTACCTTGTGAAGAAATATAAATCTTCTTGCGCCTCGATCCGGATGGCTTTATCCCGAGCCGCATCAGTACTCATCTAAGACTTCCCTCCGCGCTTTTAAGTAATCTTCCATTGGAACTGGTATTTCAGAATTAACCGTTTGGACTGGTCCGCCGTCTTTGCCTGTTATTTCTTGACGATTAGTAAATTGACCACCGATGTCTTTAGCGGCTTGCTCAAGAATTTTTAACGCTGTTTTGACGTTTCTAGTCTTCTCAAGCTGTCTTTGGTATTGCTTCAATCGGTAGAACTTATTGGCAATTGGAATATCAATTAAGCCTTTATCAAACTCATCTCTGGTTTTTTCAAATAGTTCGACATACTTTTTGCTTAAGTTCTTACCAGCAACCTTTGTAGGGTCATAAGTTGCAACTTGAACACGATCTATATCAACGCCAAATTCCTGTTTAACGAGTTCAGCTACTTCTTGAGGTGTATCACGACAAGCAAGAGACTGAACTATAAAGATTTTCACAGGCTCTTTTAGTGTCGCCATAACTTCCTCATCGTATAACTACGTATAACAAAATGGGCAAAAAAAAGAGCCATTAGGCTCAATTGATTACACAGTTTCCGCAGCATTTTGAAATATCAAGATTCGAAACAAACGGCGGATTCTTTGCGACTTCAATAAGTCGCTTAACATTTTTGCTTGGGCCATAACGTTTAACTACGCCAATAAACTCTTCAACGTCATGACCTGCAAGATAGTGCTTAGGAAGACCAGAACTATCGCTATAAACAATTTCTCCGTCCTCGTCTCTCATCACTCCAATGTGATAAAGCTCATGTTCAAGCAAGTAACAGAACTCTGTATCATTTGCACGCTCACAAAAAGAAGCGTCGACAGTTATTAAGTAAGTTGGCACAAAGCCGAACCAGTCTCGCATCTGTTGCTCTTGTCTAGCTTTGCGCCAGCCACCAACATTGAACATGACTTTTTCGCACTGGCCTAACACCATAGCTTGCTTGCTTTTATATGCAGAAGATGCCCAAGCAAATGCTAAAAATTCTTCATTATCATGAAGCAGCTCAGCGATATGGTCATGGTCCGGGTTATGTAGAGGTCCACCGAGTGTAAGAAAATTAGCAACAACCCATTTCTTTAAATCTGGCGCCGGTATTAAACGGATTGCTTCCTCTTCTTCAGCCTGATCAATAAAATCAGTTGGTGGAAATGGTCTGATCTGTTCCATCTTCAATTCTCGCTAATCTTTCTTTGATCAAGTTAATTACATAGCCAGATAAAACTACATCTGGATGGTAGCGCTCAATCCTATACCCCAACTCTTCAGCCTGGTCGTATCGGTCGAGACTCCATGCTTTATTAGCCAACTTTCCACTACGTCCACCAGACCAAGGCCCGCCCTCAATTTCAATCAACAAGCGTAATTTCACAATATGGAAATCAAAGCGCCAATGCTTGGTATGAATGGGTTGAAACTTGCTTTCAAAGCCAATAGCCAAATCTGTTAATTCTTCTTTTAGAGTTGCTTCAGCCTCTAAATACTTTTGAGTAGCCTTAGGCAATGGTCTGCTTTTAGGTTTTGTTTTGGGCTCTTTTTTCCTTGTTAGCCAAAAATATTCTTTTTCATTCATATTACACCCATAAAAAAACCGCCCGAAGGCGGTGGCTAAACTCAGAGACAACTAACTATTTTTTTTTAAAGTTGATTTATAGAGCCTTGAATTAAAATAATCCGTAATCTCTTTACCTTCATTTTGAACCTTTTCCTCACTTAAAGGTAAAAAATCTAATTCAGACTTTAAATTTATAAACTCTGGAATAAATTTCTTAATTGGCGGAGGTGGTTTAGGTCCACCTTCTGTAATTTTTTCAATAAATCCAGCTAACCATAAAATGTATTCATCTTTTAAATTATGAGGAGGAATCAAACTCACATCTATTTTTACTTTACATTCATCTAATGGTCTACTGAACAATTCAACAAAATCAATAAAATTAAATTTTAATTTAAATTCTGTTCCCTCAATTTCTCTGCGTATACATGTCATAAGTAAGTTCATATTTTCAATACAGTCATGTGAAAATAATTCCTCATCTTTAATTTTGTTATAAACATTTTCCGCAAACATGAGATACTGTGGCATTTCAGCAGCTCCTCATTTTTATAAAGTATTTTTTCTTAAGGTAGTCCTATTATAACAATGTTGCAACAAGAAATTTTCCATTTTTAGTTTAAGGTATTTTTTAAAATTATAAAGACGATTAGATTCAATAAATTAGTACGAATAAAAGCTAGGAAAGTTTGATTTTTCTAATGAGCTTTGAAATGGATTATTGTGTTTAGTTGATCAATTTAAAAAGCTTGCCTATTAGGCAAGCTTCCCCTTTTTGATATTTGCGCTGATCAACAAGGTTTAATGTTACCTACAGCAACACACTGATAATACAGAAATATTTAAAAATAAAAAAGCCCATTTCTTATTCTCAATTAGAAATGGGCTTAGCGAAAAAATGACGCTTATACCTGAAATAGGAAATATCTATTCGGAAATATTTCCAACTGCATCTTGGCATAATATTTAAGCACCATCAATATGAATTGAATAAAAAATAAAATAATTCAAACATTTAAAACACTAATATTTAAATACCTATACATTTCTATTAATGATAGTTTTGATTTCTTATTACTTACAAATAATCTTTTTAGTTCTAGAAAATTATTCAGAACATGAAAAAACCCCACTGACAATTGATATCGAGTGGGGTCTTATGTGCCGTAGTGGGCAGGCTGTTTGCAAGCTATGATCTAGTATTAACTAAAAATTAAAAAAGCAAATTAGTTTTCAATTTTCATAATCACATACTGCAAACTTACATACATTCCAACTTTTCCCCTATTAAGCGCCCCATAAAACTTTTCATCAACAAAATGATCAGATTCATCATATAACCACTTATGAATTTGAATAATTTGAATGTTACCCTTTTTATCTTTTCTTGCTACAGGGTCGATTACAGACCTTACAATTACCCGCTCATTTGTCTCAACATCTCTCAATGTGATAATTGTCATTTTGAATCCCCCATAATAATTATCATGTATAACAGGTAAACTTACTTCGGTATACAAATTTTTATTATTTTTTAATAATTTATAAAGTATTTCACTCTTAATTAACAATAAAAGAAAAAGCCCGCCAAAATCTCATATCTGACGGACCTTATGAGCCAAAATATTCCTGGCAAACGGTATTGGCTTAAAGCAAATAATATGGAAATCTTTGAATGCATTAGCGGAAATTCAATTTATGCCTTTTCATCTTTTTGGGTTCACAAATTTTCCCAACAAAATTGGTTAACCATAGAATACTTTCCTCACGATCTTCAAAATGCGGAACAAGGCTTAAATCTACTTTTACATCTCGATCTGATAAAGGCAAACTTAAACAATATTCGAAGTCGATTGAACTATATTTCAGTTTTAGTTTTTTTTCCGCAGCTTGATTTTTTATCTCTGCCATAATGCGATTAAGATTAACAATTAAATTATTAGAAACTTGGTTATTCTGATAAACACGTTCATACACGTTCTCAGCCACGTCGATGTACTTTATTAGCTCTGCATTCTCATTCATATCATTTGTACTCCTTTTTTTATTAAATTATGCGGAAATAAATGTTTTTTTGAGTTAGTTAAAATATTCAGCATGTAAATTTTGTTAGTTTTTACTATTGATATCAAAAAATAAATATATGATTATTAATAATTTTTTAATTTTAATTTTTTATTTACACTTTTTTGAACATTAGTCGATTCAAAAGAAAGAGTAAAAGCAAAAAGCCCCACCAATAATTGATTTAGCGGGGCTTCAAATGCGTAATACGTCCGGCAAACGGAAAAACTAGTTCTTAGGTGCTCTAAGAATATTTAGGACTTTCTCAGACATATCATGTAAGTCAGATCCAATTGGCAACCAGAAAAGGAACACTGTATTGTCGCGGTTAAAAACTTGCTTGTAGTACTCTGTTTTAAATGATGGGTCGATATCAGAAGCTTTTAACAAACGTCCCTCTTTTTCGATCATCTGCCCATCAAGTTCACCACCAACACAAATGTTCATTTCAGTTACCAATTTTAATCAGGCAGCAATATAGCACAAAAGAAAACCTCCCGAAGGAGGTATTTGGTTTATTCGCAAAATTAGTGAAAATCTTCTGGCTTAAGGCCCATTACAAATCCACCAGATTTTCTAGAAACTAGTTCCAGAAATTCAGGCGCGAATTCTTCAACAATCCTTTGCCCTTCTTCATTCTGCCTTTCGACTTTTATCCACTCATTTGTTGACTCAAGTACCTTCCAGTCAATATCTGTATGAACATGCTTAACCACATCTTTTGCCTTGAATTCACTCATAGGTAAACACCATAAATCATTTTTAGAGTCTTCATAATGATGCATTTAGCATATAATTTCAACACCTAAATTTAATCTAAGTTATTGTTCGCTATAGCAAATTTTTTATTTTCCTACACTTTCTGCATTCTTTGATTGGGTCTTTGTTGTAATCCAATTCATGTTCCCAACAATGCCAACAGAATACTTGCTTAATGATTCGGAGCATGTGACCTCCAGAATTAATTGCCACAGCTTTATAACAGTACTGTGGCCTACCGCTACTCACTTACTTTATAAAACCACTGGATGGGCACAGTATTTTACGTTTCAGCTTTCATCTCGATTTAGGGCGGGGCATCACTCCCAATCTGGTATGTATTTCCTGCATATCCCATCCATGCGCGATGAACTGCATGGGTTGTGCATTCTTTCGTGGTGCCTAGACGTGCTTGCTTAAACAGTCTTAAGCTAATCAGCAAGCTTTAGATAATGGGTTTTAAGATTTCTGTTGCTCCAGAAATGCAAAAAGCCCATCTTTAGATGAGCTTTAATACTAGTGCTTTACTTACACTTCGAACACTATAACACGAATATGCCATACCCCGTGCGCACACTCAAGTGGTTTTTTCAAAAGTTTCAAAACTAAAGTGCGGATTACGGCTTTTAATATAAGCAAGTCCACACTTTAAATCTTGTCTAATTTGATTAACTGAAGTGTCATTACTCTGAGCAATATCTCTTAAAGAATTACCCATAACATGATGTGACCAAATTGCTGAGATCCATTCTTGTAAAATCTGGTCTTCTATTAATTGAATATCAATAATTAACCTATGGATTGCACGAGCTTCATTATCATTTAGTTGACAGCATGTCCCCTTACGGCGAATGCATAAACGATCTTTTAGATTTTCATCGCTCATATACATAGCTATTAATTTTTCTCGTTGTTTTTGAGTGATGCGTTTAGTTGGCATCGTCTTAACAATTTTTACCATAGTTTCAGTATCGCCATTAAGCCAAGCCCCGAGCTGGCGGCACCATTCCTCAAAACTATATTTAGACCAATCGACCGCTTGTAAAATGTGTTGTTGTACTGGCATATTCATTTTCATCCCACCAATTGCTCAATTTGTTTAATCGCCACACCTGCTTTCACTTGCTCTGTACTGAACCGTAAAACTGTAAAACCCATCATTGCTGCTTCATTATATTTTTCCATGTCCCCTAAATAGCCTTTGCCCCTTGTATGACGTCCACCGCTCCAGATCCCGCCCTCTACCTCAATTAAAATCTTTGTACCTGTAATCAGAAAATCTGCTCTCCATTTACGTGTTGGATGAAATTTATATTCCTGTTCAAAACCAATCTTGCATGCTCTTAAATGCGTTGCCAGCACCATTTCACCCACACTTGGTTGTCTGGCAACTTGCTTTGCTGAACGCCGCTTTTTATTTTTCTTTATCGGAAATAACTTGCGGTATTCAGCAATGCTGACTGATGACATCAAGCACCACCTTTCAGCAAATGGTCCAATTGATTAGCAAAGCAGTTATAAACTCGCGCTTTATCCTGATCACCTAAAAGGCTGGATGAATGAGCATCTTGTTTATACTTCTGAGCCAGTTTTTCAATTGACTCCCTTAGTTCAACCAGAGTGCTTTGCTTTTTACCGCTGAGTGGTTCAATTGAGCGCGATACGTGGTCAGCCATTTCTTTTTCCATATGATCGAAGTAACTTTGACGTGCTAAATCTCTCGACTTGATTAGCTCTGGTGAAATAAGCTTTTCCATTTCACGGCGTTGCGCTTCAATCCATTTACTGTCCATTATTTAAGCCCTCTACATTTAAAATCGCGCTCTGCAATTCATTCATCTTTTGAGTTATCAAAGCGCCTGTTCTTGGATACTTATTTCTTAATCCTCCATTCAGCATGAAATAACGCCTCATGTAAGCCTTTGCTTCTGGAAGACCACCATACGAATTAATTAATTGCTCAGCTTCACAGTGGTTGCATTTATGCATTTTCACTATCCCCGTATATTGATTCGTAATCGCGGATGTATCGCTTTAAATCTTTTATGTGCTTGTCTCTTTTGAATGGAGCTTCAAAGTAAAGCTTCTTGCATCTTTCAATGCCGCCCCATCTGCTTACATAACCCAAAGACTCCACCAGACGCTTGAGTTCAGAAAGGTCTACAAAATACTTTTCTCGATCAGCCTTGCTAATCTCTACACTTTGACCACATTGGAACTCGAAACCTTCATTCCATTCAGTTGCGTTAGAAGGTGCTGAATCTACGATTTCCTTCGCGTATTGCAGTCCTTTATCTCTAATCAATTTAGATGCTTTCATGCATTCGCCCCATCAATTAGCTGAAGAATATTTCTAGGGATTGGCATACCCTCCCGACGGCACATCTCTGCGTATTCGTGTGGATTATCGAAAGGATCAGGGCCCAACTCTTTTATAAGCTCAGGCTCTTTTTCTTTTGCCTCAAGTTTTTGAACTGGTGCAGGTTTACGACCATTGATTTTTAATCTTTCCATCAATGATTTGAGATGCTTTTGAGCCTCGTCATTGCTCACAGGAACGTGTTTAGGTTCTTTGTGTTCTAGTTGTAGCGGTGGAGCGTAAAACTCTTGCTGACGACCTTTCAATTGAGCTTTAGCCACCATCACGTTGTAGGTTCCGAAGAAATTATCTTGAGCTGCTCGCATTTGGCCGGCTTCGATCAAATACATCACTTCGTCTAATGCATATTTTGTAATTTGTGTAATAACCACGGTACTGTCAGTCGTAAACTTACATGCACGTGACCAAGCTTCCTCTGGAGACATCCAACTTTCACCAATACACCAGGTGCGAAACTCAGCAAATGACGGCATAAAACGTCCACCTGCTGTAAGTAATCGAGCAAGTGCGTTGTTAAATTGGTTTTGTTGAACGCCAACCAGTGTTTTAAGTGCGATTTGCTCAACCACTGACAGAGGAATTGCACTTTCGCCTGTTGCTGGAAATTGCTTATTGAACTGAGCAGCGTAAACAGTGCGAAGAGAAGCGATTAATTGACGCACTTCGTTCAAGGTAATCTCATGCATGACCTACCTCCTCAATCATTGGAAACTTTTTTGCTGGGGTTACATCCACGATTTGAGATTCGCTCTGTTCTTCAAAAAGATTAGCGAAGTAACCCGACTCTTGTGGTTTTTGACCGGTTGAAGTGATTTGCTCTTGTTTCTTGCGGTTTGCAGCAACTTGTTTCTCGTTGTTTTGAACCCAAGAGAACCACTTAACCAACCAGATGCTTGGTGTATTCAACGAACTTGATTCGTTTGCAAAGTACCAGTCACCGAAATTTTGAATCATGATTCTCAAGTCGATTTCAGGTACAGAAACAAATCTTTGTTGAGCAAGTGAGATGAAATCGTATTGAAACTCGCTGTATTCAGAAATGAATTCACGCATTGAGTAACGCTTGTGATCATCGATCTGATACTGAGCAAATTGGATTGGTGTAAATTGCGAATTTTCTTCACGCGCATTACTACTACTATCTATATATTGGTTATCGGTTAACGGTTTATGGTTAAGGTTTTTTTGGCTTTCACTTTCAGAACCCAAAATTAACCCACTGGGTTTTTGTGGGTTTTCAGAATTAACCGAGTCGCCTTCACTTTGGTTTTCTTTTGGTTTTTCCTTACGTGGACGCCCACCTTTCTTACCATTTTCACGATTTTTATCCCCTACTTTTTGATAAGCGGCGATTTCTGAATCACAACGTTTGTTGTGAAACCCGTCTTCCTCTTCCACAAAAAACTCTTGCAGCACAATTAATACTGCATCCCTTTCTTCTTGGGTATTTGCACGTAACCGACGAAAAACCGACTGGGTTTCTTTGGGTAATGGTTTTTCATTCAAATAATAGAAATCGAGAGCACGGCGATAAAAGCACTCTTCAACTGGGCTAAGGTGCGCTGTAGCAACCATAAAGTCGCTGATATGGTGGAGATATTTATACATCAGTGACTACTCCTAATTTTACAAGACCGCGCATTTCCAACTGACGAATAATTCTTGGAGGAATAAATTCGTTGTTGATTTTGTAGCGAATACGAGACTTTTCTTTCACCTGAATTAGTTTGTGCCCATCCTCCATGAGACGGCGAACTGCTATAGCCTGCCCCCCCATATGGGTTAATTCTTCAAGTTGATAAAATCTTTCCTGAGCCTCAATTGCGGCATTCATAACTGAAAGTGGCATAGCTGCTAATTCTTTAGCCGAATAGATCTTTACTGGTTGTTCCAGTGGAATTACCACCTCAAGCGGTGTGGTAGAAACGGAAATATCCTGTTTTCTTTTTGCTGCATATCTCACTTTTCACCATCCTTTGGCTTAACATAACCTCCAAAAGAATCAATCAAACACGCCTTGGTTAAGCTGGTTACAATCTGCTGTGCTAACCACTGCGTTATGCGAAATTGACGAGCCATAGCCTCTGAAAATTCAACTTTGGTTACCGCTGCATTATTTTCGTCATAACCTTTGTTGCGTAAATTTTGCTTTTTCACCTCAAACAGGTGCCCAAGTACTCGCAATGCAGGTTCATAAAAAGATTGGATTTCACTTTGCTGACGAGAAACTTTGATTTGCTGTGTAAAGCTGTTCATGACACCTCCGCTAATGCTTGCTCAGCGCTTGTTAGTCGGCGTTTGGCGTTAAGTTCAGCAACTGTTGCTGTTCGTATTTCTTTTGATGAAACCAGAAACAAATGATTTTGTGATTTGATAGTCCATAAACTAGTCAGGGTTTTATTTTTGACTTCAAACAAATCATTTGATTTAAAACTTCGACACTCTTTAGTAAGTACTACAACGTCACCCACTAAAAATTCTGGCTGGTTGCGTTCGGTTGTTTGATTTGATAAATTAGTTTTATTCATTTGATTCATCTCGACTGAATGCCTATAAACCACTCCTGTTTGCGCAGGTAGTGGTTTTTTAATATCCAAGTTTTTCCTTTTGACCACTGATTTCGTCATGAAATAGGTCATCAACTGTTTCTATACGGTTCATCCAACTTTTAGACATGACTAAAAGTGCAGCAACACGTTCCTTATCAATGCTCTGGTAATCTTTAGGAACGACTTTTAATCCAAGCAAACTCAATAGCTCGCAAAACATTTCAATCTCATTCAAACCATTGTTTTTCTTGTCTGTTTTAAGCCGAGTAATAGTGCTTGGATCAACCTTTAATTGTTCAGCAATCTCTTTTTGATTGCTTATATCAAGACCATGCAATATGCGGGATACGCCATTTCTGGCGCTTGCAGATATATCAACTGATAATTTGCTCATGGTTAGGTCCTAAGCATTTGAAGTAGTTCGTTTGATTGGTTCTTTGCCATTTGCCAAATCTCTGATTTGGTATTCGCGAGCTAAAGGAATCTTTTCATTTGGCCACTGGTAAACAGCAGGTGGCTCAATTCCTAATAACTTTGCTAAGCCAACACCATTGACACCAAGCAACTCATAAGCTTCCTGTTTGGTCATTTGTGCAACCTCAAAAATAAGATTTCTTAGTATTAAAACAAAGATAACTTATTTTTGCAAGATGTAAGATAACTTATATGAAGAATCTAGAAACTATGGGTCAGCGTATTCGCGCCTTACGAAGAGAAAAGAAATTAACCCAAGGCGAGTTGGCAAAAATCGTCGGGGTTAGTGCGCCTAATGTCACTGGTTGGGAGAAAGATGCTTATGCTCCTAAAGCAGACCCATTAAGCAAAATGGCCGCTTATTTCGGAGTGTCGACTTCATATATAACTAATGGAGATGAAAGCGGACCTAAGTTGGATAGCACTGTTGCGCAATTGAAAGTTCTGGATATCGAAGCTTTTAAGAAAAAATACAATATTCCCGATAGCGAAGATGCTGTTAAATTTCTTGAAATACCTGTTAAACCATTCCCCACCCAAAAAAGATATGTTCCTGTTAAGGCTTATTCAAAGATGGGCATGGATGGCTATTTCACAGATATGGGTTATGAAGGCAATGCTGGAGATGGGTATGTTCCAACTCACTCAGCAGGACCAAGAGCCTATGGTATTAAAGGCACTGGCGACTCAATGTTTCCAGCTATCCGTAATGGATGGTATGTGGTTTGTGATCCAGATGCGGAACTCGTGCCGAATGAGTTTGTTCAGGTGTGCTTGAAGGATGGAAGATGCACAATTAAAGAATTTGTTGGCATAAATGGCGGGGTTTTAAGCTTACTTTCCGTGAATGGTGGTGAGCGATTTTTCTTTGAAATGGATGAGGTAGAAAGCATTACAGCTATTACTGACATCGTACCACCAAGTCAGCACAGACAAGAACATCCTTATTCGCATTAATCACAGGAAGACTTATGGACAATTCAAAACGACCAATCAACCAGATTATTGCTCGTATCAATGATGCTGCTAAACATGGTGAAGCTTTGGTGCTAACAGCCGAAGAAGTGAAGATCCTCTCTAAGGATATTGGTGATAAAGTCTTTATTCCAGTCCTTACAAATCAACAAGTAGTGCAGTTGGTAAAAGAAGGAAAACTGGGGCAGAAAATTAATAACACCAAAGATTAATAAACTGTGAACCCGACACAGTACTTTATAACGGTTCGGGAGGGGTAACAATGAGCAAAACAATAGTTAAAGAAAAAACAGTTCACTATAAGAAAGTGGATTTTTTAAAAGGTGCCAATTTAGGTCACTTGCTAAAGACGCAGCTACTTGATAAAGATTCTTTTTATTATAAGGCTAGGAATCGGCAACAATATGTTTCTGCAACTAAAGATGATTTTATTTTAATAAATCACGCTAGTTCACACCAAAGTATGTTTTTCGGTGAGCTAATTATTGTTGAGTCTGGAAAAGCTCAGGCCGTATTGAAGATTGATAGTGATGAAGCCACAGAATTTCCAATTAAAACCTACTTAACTGAAGATCTGCCAGATGACGAGGAAGAGTCATCAGAGGTTGCTCGTAAAGAATTTATTGATAGCGTTTTATATTTTGGTGTCATTGATAATCATGTGGCTATAATTCAGTCTCGGTCATTAACTGCTAGAACACTAGAATCATATTTGGGTTGGCTTTTGGGAGAAGCAGCCAAAGCTCTCCCAGAGAACAGCGCCTTAATTTTAAAGGATGCTCCAAACCCAGCAATCAAACAAAAGCTTGAATCTACTCCAGCAAAAACAATCTCAATCTCATCTGGGATTGGTTCAACCGAACTTCAACCCATTCATTCAATTGAATCAAATATTCCAGCCAAAATTGACTACAAAATAGAAGATAATGTTGTAGATGTTTTGAAAACGGCGTTTGGTGTAAATTTAGAAGAATTAAAGCTTGAGGATGGGTTGGATGATGCTAATCTTAAGCTGAAATTAACTCTAACTTATAACCGGCGCACATCAAAAAGCGGACAAAAAGTTATTGATACAGTAGCTTCATCTATGAGACATAATGATGACTATGTTATTACTCTAGAAGATGGAACAAAGGTTACTGCTGATAATTTAAAAATGAGTGGAAAGATTTCCGTTGAAACGATTAATAATAAAGTTTATAACGATGGGCTTAAAGTTCAGTTGTATAATTGGATGACCACCAATATTAATTTTGGCGATTAAATATGGCTAAACGCTACTTACCGTTCTATAACAATGCTAGATTTATTGCGCTAGTGTTAGTAGCCTTTTTTGTCATTTTTTCAATATCTTTCAGATATTTGGATTTAAATATCAGTATTAGCTTAACC